GACGGCGTAGATACCAGTTTCGCATCCGTGCCGAACGTTGCAGGAAGCCCCGTGTTTGCCAGCGTGACCCACGAGTTCGTTGCAAAGTCGTAGCGCTTGAAAGAGCCTGATGCCAGCGTGCCGCCGCCGAAAGCGAAAAAGGTCGGCGTCATCAGACGATAGACAGTCGACGCGCTGAATGCGCTTGCCTGCGTTGCTACCGTGATGGTTGCGTTCGCGCCGATGGTGTTGCTCAAAATCTCTAGCGTGAGTCCTGCATTCGGCCCTGCGAGAATGTGAACCGAGTAGCCCCGTAGGTCGCGGGCTAATGTCTGATTCGTTACAATCGTCGACGTCGTCCCACCCGTAGCCGTGAGCGATGCCGCGCCCGCTGTGGCGCCCGTTGAGAATGAACCGCCGACGCCACAGCATCCTTGCGTAAACGTTGCAAGCGCAGGCGACGGCAGTTGCACCCACCCGTCCTCTTGTGGGCTGTATGCGTGAGCTATCCCGGCGCTTGAGATGTAGACCTGATTTTGCCGCACGTGCTTCGCAGAGATGATAAGGTGCTGCGACGTGGGGACAACGGGCGGCGGCGTACAATACTCCCACCGCTTCAGATCAAGGATTTTTCGGGTACCGTTAGTTGTTGGCATTGTAAAGTCCTTTAGGTTACGCTGATTCGGTCACGGAGACCGTTGGCGGCCATCCGCATGAGTGCAGGGATATGATCGTTCGCTGCGATGGTGCCGATCTGCGATTGGTTCGTCAATGTGGTTACGGTCGAAACTGTCGTGACCGTACCTACGCTTGTGACCGTTGCGAGGGTGAGCGATGCGGAAATCGAGTCGATCGCCACCCGCAGACGCGCGGCCGTGTCTGGCATCACCAGACCTAGCCCCGAACGGGTGAGAGATTGAGTAGCCATGCGCAGAGCTTCGATAGCTTCGAGGAGTTCGCCGTAGACAACCGTCGGCATTGGGTTTGATTCGCTGACGTCGGTAGCAGAGCCGTCCGCACCGACGCCGATCTTCACGCGCTGGTGAAGTACGCCGCCGATGTCGTCAGCTGCGATGCTTGCACCCGTGCCGGGCGTGTACCCTACATTGTCTGGCATCTTATGCTCCCATGAGTAGGAATGGATGGAATGATTCTCCGCCGCCCGTACCCGCAGGCACGTCGGTTTGGAGATAGATGTCCCCGTCCGTACCGCCCGAAGGCGAGGCCGTCCCCGACGTTATCGGCAGGGCTACCGGGTCGATGACGTCGGATGATGTTATTTCCGACAGGCTGCCCGATGCGTTGATTAGTGGCTTCTTGCGTGCCATCGTTAGGCTAACGTTATTGGTTGTTGCTGCTCAAACGCGATCGCCGTGGCGCTGATTGCGATGCCGATCTCTTGCGAGATGTGGCCAGACGTCGACGGAGCCGTAGCCGTGGCCGCCCCTGCTGTCGAACCGCTGAGATAGTAAGCCACTCCCGGCGTGAGCGAGCTTAGCCCCGTGAGGTCGCCGCTCAAATACACCGTTGCGTTGTTCGGCGAGGTCGTGCCTGCCAGGACGAACCCGTGCGCGCGCCGGCCGTTGGAAGCGTCCGCCTTGCGTGCCTTGCGCGTGCCGGCGTCGTTCCAAATGTTCACCAGATCGCCCGCGCTGAGGTTCTCGCTCGATGCCATCACCTCGGTATCGGCGCCGATGCCCGAAGGCATAAGCGAGTTGTCGAGACGGCCCGACGAATCGAGCTGTGGGATTTTGCCAGCATCGCCCGCACCTGCTGAGGTCTGCGTGCCTGTGACTTCTCGCAGCTGGCCTGCGTTGTTTTCTAGGTATTTCGCCATTTGTTACACCGTTTGAATGATTGTGTCAATGTCGATTTGTAGTGTCGTAGCCGTGAGCGCCCTGCCCACATGCACGAGGATAGCCCCGCCCGATGGCGCCGTCTGAGTGAGCGTTCCGTTGCTGCCGAGGTAAACCGTGCCCTTAGTCCATGACCACGATGCATCTGTCATAATGCCAGACGTTTTGATGGTCACGCCCGCGCCCGCGACGGCCGCGTTCGACGTGATGCCGATCACCTGCGCATTGGCAAGCGTATCGTTCGATGCATACACCGCTTCGCCGTTGGCGTCGGATGTCACCGCACGAAGGGCGGAAAGACTTACACCTGCTGTAAGTGAAACGTCGTCCGAGATTGGCACGAGGCCGCCGCCGCTTATCTGCAAGCGGATGTTAGGGCGCTCTATGCGGATGGTTCGGTTCATGGACGCGTCACCTGATCTATGATGACTGCATCGCCGCGGACTAGCTCTTCGCGGATGCCGGCGTTCGTTTCAACGATCGTAAACAGATAGTCACCGCCGGCCACAAACGCGAGCGTCTGAGCATCCGAGAGTGCCACGGAAAACTGCCCTGCTGCCGCGTTGGTGATTGTACATGTTGCCGTTGCGATGAGCGTATCGTCTGGCGTTCGGAACTGGCATGAGTACGAACGCCCGGCGATGTTCTCCGGAGTTGCACCGTCGTAGATGTCAATGACGTATGCCCACGCCGTCCCGCGGACGATCTCCGCGCGGCTCTGAGCGCCTACGTTTGAAAGAATGAACTCTGACATGGCTTGCTTTCCAAAATCTCACCACGGGGCCGTATCGGCCCCATAGTCAGCGTTTGTTATACGATGAGGTTAACGGCTGCGCCGCGTTCGGCTGCGGACGTTGGCGTTTCGTTGGCATTGCCAAGATTCGCCCACGCCACAAGAAACGTGCCGGCTGTGCCGTCGCCGGCCGTCGCCACAAGGTCTAGGTAGCGCTTGCGCCCCGCCATGTCTACAAAGAACTTGTAAATCTTGTTATCGTCCGTCGCACTTGGAAGCGCCGTAGCACTACCCGTGTCCGGGTCAATCGCAGTTCCGAACACCGTGCCCGGAACATCCGTTGGGCTTGACAGTGTAGTTGCGTTCGTGGCAACGTCGGACTCTTGCAGTCGAAGGTTAGTCATAGCGATGTCGGTATCACCGAGCAACACGCATATTTCAACCTTGTTGAATCCGAACGTGTCTACGACGTTCGTTGTGAACGAGCCGTTATCCACGCGCGCGGCCGGCGTGACGATTGCGACGGTTCTGTTCTGTTGAAGCAGGTTCATTCTAAATCTCCTTAGTTCTTGGTGACGATTGCAGCCAGTCCGCCACGCTTCCGGTTTGCGGCCGTCGAAGAAGCGTTGCCGATGTTCCACCAATTGAATCCGTAGCGCGCCGTAGACTTCCAATAGAGCGTGTCGTTGAGATACCCCGCCTCGGTTGACGGCGTGATAGAAAGCCCCATACGATCGTACATGATGCCGGACACGTCGGCCGAACCAACGAACGCGAGAAATTGGTTGTTCTCAGCGGTCAGCAGCGGCGTGTATAGTTCATCAACGAACACGACTTCCATTCCGTTGAGGAACTGACGTTGCACACCGTCGATGATCTGCGTCGTCGTGTTGCCAGAGGCGGCGTTCATCAGCGGCACGATTTGACCAAACCAGATTTGCGACGGAACGTAGAACCGATTGATCAGCCCCGGCCACGTCGCTACCTTGGCTTGCGCCTTGTAGATGTCTGCAAGCGTCAGCGATGCGACTGTCGAACCCGTAGCAAGCGCAATGCTAGCAGCGCGAAGCTTGTCGGCGTCCGTTGCCCACGTCCCGCCCGTGCCGGTTACCAGCGCCTTGAAAGCCTCGGTAACTCCGACGATGCCGTTGTACGTTGACGTGCCGTCACCGAGGAAAGCGGCGCGGTCTTCAAAGACGGCGTGCTCGTAACCGTGGTCGCGAGCAACTTCTTCGCCGAGGTTGGCGAACGCGTCCTCGTTGATTTCCATCGTGGCCTGTGTCACAGCGCCGAACTTCTTGGCCGTGACCATGATCTGATCAAACTTCACATCGGAAGTCGTGTAGGTCTGCCCTTCGCCCAATGCACGAACCGACGTGCCGCCGACGTTGCGAGCAAAACGGCGTGTCTCGGTTGAACCGGTCACTACCTCCATGATGTTGCGAGCGACGCCGCGCTCTTCGCGGTAGTAACGAATCGCCGTGTCGAGTTCGTCGGTGACGATCAGACCGCCGAGGGCGTCGTTGCCTTCGCTCTGCAACTTCACGCGGAAGTCTACGCCTTGCTCCTTGCAGAAGCGTTGCGCTTGCTCGTTGCCGAGGTAGGCGGCGATCTGAGCACCGGCCTTGTAAGCGGCCTTTTCAGCGTCGGCGCCATAGGACTTAAAGCCCTTGCCGCGGTAAGGACGCGTCTTGACGCGAACGTCTGACGTGGTGACCGTCGAACCGGCCGGGGCCGTGAAAGCAGGGCGCAAACCTTCGAGGGCTGACGCGTTCGACTTTTGCAGGTTGATGAGGTTGCGCTTTGCCTGCATGGCGGTTTCGATCTGTCCGATCTTCGCCATCGCCTTAGCTGCGCCTTCCGATGCGGCTGCAATCTCCTCTGTGGTTGCCGTTGCGCTTGTCGCTTCGGCGATCATTGCGGCCAGCTGCTCGCGAATGGTTGCGAGTTCTGCGGCCATTGCTTCCGGCGTTTCGTACGTGCCTGCAAGCACGGCGTCCAGCGACGAAAGCAACTCATCCCATGATTTAGTTTTCATGGCGTGTTCCTTGATTCAGTAGTTGTAAATGAAGAAGCAGAGCGCGCCGCTCTTTCGATGTATCGGGCGACGGGTCTGTCTCCTTGTGTAGAGCGTAAAGCGATTTCGCGGCATCGGTCAGTTGATCGGCAAGTGACGCGATCATGCCGCGGATTCGGGAGTTGAGGACGCGGCCGGCTTTGAGTTTCATGTCTGCGAACGCGTGTGCATGTTCTTCGGCGTTGTCAACTAACGCGGACAACGTGGCTAGCTTGTCTTCGATCCCCATTTCCTTTACGCTCTGTGTTTGTGTCTTTGGGTTTGCTCCGAGTGTCACAAGAGACCACTCGTAAAGTTTTAGTTTGTTTAGTTCTTTCGTGCCGTCCGGCAGCGGCGTCGTGAGTACCTCATCATAGCCGAACGAATACTGATTGACACTACCGAATTTTACATGTTCGTAAGCTTCGCGCCCGGCTTGCACGTTGAGATTCAGAAGCCCCTTTGCTAGCAGCCCACCATTGGCCTTAATCTCATCAGGCAAACGCGGATCGCCGGCCGGCACTTCTTCCATCGACGTCGTTATGCCGATAGGCGTGTCCATCTTGTGTTGCCAGATAAGCGCCGGCGTCAACTCGGAAAGGGTCGCAGCAAATGCGCCGTATTTCACGCGATCGCCGTATGAATCCACGTTGTCGTAGACGCTGACCCATGCTTCTATCTCGCCCTCGGTTCCGGTCGCTTTCCAGCGCGCGGGGAATGATTTGTATCTCATCGCTTTGGTGCCTTATCGTATCGTGTCGGCCGGATGACGCACCGGCAGTTAATCGTTTCGCCCGGATCGGTCCCGATGCCGGGGCCTTTGGTTATGCCCGGTTGGTGAATCTCCCATGACTGCCCCGTTTCGATCCATAGCCCGTCTAACTCTTCGTGTGATTCGCGCACCGCATCGTCACGCTCGGAAAGCCAGACGTTGACAAAGCGCTTGTTTGGGTCCGCTTGCCTGCGGTTCAAACCGGAGACGGTTTCGTTCTGCACAACGGTAGCCTGCGCCCGGCACGTTGTCCGTGCGATCGTTGCGGCACGTGACGGACCGATAGCGTCGAACCGTCCCGTCAATGCTTCGCGCATGGCGTCCACGTTCCCCGCGTTGGCTTCTGCGATACGGGCGACGTCGTTTTTCAGAGACTCACACGACGTCTTAATCATGGCCTCGGTTTCGCGAGTCTGAAGGTCGGTGATCTGATCTATGTCTGATTGTACCGTGGCCAAATCCACGCCGTCCATGTTCGCGATCGTCAGCTCGATGATTTGCCGCGCCAGCTTTTCGCGCGTCTTTGCGTTCGCCTTCATGAACTGCCGAACAAGCGACTCGATTGTCACGCCGTCCTGCGGGGCTTTCACTTTGGAAAGCGCGCCTTTGCGGGCGGCCTCGATCATGTCGAGCGCCTGCCGTGCCGTTTCTTTCGCGGCGCTCTCGATTATACGTTCCTGCGCTTGCCAGTATTTCACGGCTTCCGGCTCTACCCACTTGATGCGCCCGCCCTCTGTCGACTCTATCGGGTCGATAGCTTCGCCCGCCTTGCCCGTTTCCGGGGCCGTGGTTGCGTTTGAATTCGTCGCGGCGGACATAATGCCGCCCGGCAACATCGGAGCCGCCCTATCGATTGAGTACACGTCCCCGTCTTCGACAAGATCGTAGCCGAGTTTGGCGCGTGTCTCGTTTTGGGTGATGAGGTTTGCGTTGTACTGCGCAATGACGGGGTAAATAACGCGGTCCACGTCTGGTTGCAGGGCCTGTACTTGCGTTAGGTCGAAACCCAGTTGAAGCCCCGGGTACTCCGGAGCGAGTCCAGATTCCAACTGCTCCTCGATCGCGTTCCACAACGGCACCCGCGTTAGGGTCGTGAACTCGGCATAGGCGCTTTGCAGGTTGTTGTAGGTCGACACTGCAAGGCCAGCCGTCGAACCGATGACTGACGGATGGATGCGGAACGACGCGCAGATGGCCGCTTCCAAGTCTCGGAGCGTTTCGCCGGCTTGCATCCTGCTTGCGTCTAATCCCATTGCGACGTATGTCATGCCGTTACCGAGCACAAGCGGCTCGGTACGTTCTTTGCCGGATGCGTCACGGCGCTTTTGCAACTGCTGTTTGAGTGACGCCACCTGCGCGCTGGGAACTTCGGCCGGAGCCGTGAGGATGCCGGACACGACGCCGTTGGATGCGGCAAGCGAGTAGATGGTGTTCTGAAGTTCGATGTACGTTTGAACCTTGTCCCAACAGACCTCGATAGGAGACATCCCCATGTAAAGCTTTAACGGGTCCGTGTACAGAGGGTTGCGCAGGTGGATCACCTCGGACGCTTCCCACGTTTCTTCGATGCTCTTGTCTTTGTACAGGTACTGCCCTACCCACCCGTAACGGTTCAGGACCGGCACAACGTGAGCATCTGAGTACACGACGAAGCCGGAGATATTCCCCGCGGCCCCGCGAATCTTTTTGATGTAGGCGTTGCCCGATACCGACAAGAAAAACCACACCATGCCCCAAAACTGCGCTTGCCCCATGTACGGGTTCGGGCGCCGGAAGGTAACGGATATAGGATGGTTGAGGTTAATGCGCCCGGTCTGCGGGTCCAGCACTCCGAGCGGCGGTTCGTTCATTGTCGACTGCATTAGTCCGACACATGCCGCCACGATAGGGTTTGCCTTGTAACCGCGCGTGACCTTTGTGATATACCCGCTACGGTTTGGATAGTCCACACGAAAACCGATCGGCACACCCGATGGACCGGGCAGCCGTTCGGCGCTTTTGGCTTGTCCTATGAGTTTCCGCAGATTGTCGGCTAAGCCCATAGTGTCGGGGTTTCTGGTCAGATGTCGTACACAAAGCTACGGACTTCATGGCCGGTGATCGCATACACGAGCGCGTCTACCATGTCGTCGTGATCCTTACCGCTCCCATCAAAAATCAAGAGTTGTTCCGTGAACTCCGCACATAAGTTATTCACATGACGAACGAACCCGTGCTCGTACTTCCCTGCAACCGGCAGGAAGCGCGTTAGCTTGTCCCGTCCACGTGGTGAAACGCCTTGAATGTTGTGCATGGTCTCCGACCTGAGTTCCTGCACCATAGCATCTTGATACGCCACATTTTCAACGCAGACTTTGACAGCGTTCCAACGGTCGGCTGCTTCGATGATCTTCCGTTTGGTTTCGTGGAACGACCATTTGCCCGTGATGACGTCAACCACGTAAAACGTTTTATCACTTTTGCCAACGACCACGATAGCCCGATCGTCGGAGTCTTTTTTCATGCTGATGGCAAGGTCCACGCCGACGGTGTATTGCGTGCCTTCCGGCGGCATGGCCGAAAGCTGAATCCAGTCTTTGCGCATGACGCGACCGATCGCGTCCACGAACTCCCCTTCTAGTTCCTGCCGTGCTACGTCGGAGGCATAGGATTCATACAACGATTCGACGTACTCGGTAGGTAGGTAGATGTTGTCTTTGGTCCGGGCGGTGATGACGTCATAGCCGAACGTCCGAGACCGGAACTTCCTGTCGATGCGGTCGCGTACCCACCCGCGCCCGGATAGCCCGTTGGCACTTGTCGTTATCCACGCCTTTTGATACGGTGCGCGGCGAATACGACCGAGCATAACGTCCCATGCTTCGGCCTGCATGTAGTCGGCCTCATCCATGTAAAACCAGTTCAGATTCGGTCCCCGCATCCGGTCCGGTTGGTCTGCCGATCTCCAGAAGATGACAGAGCCGTTTTTGAGTAGCGTCGTGTTTTCTTGTTTGTGGTGCTCACGTACCCAGCCGCGGTAGAGTTCAAAGAACGTCCGCTGGGTTGCGTCTCGTAGCATTGGGTAGGTCGGAGCTAGCACGGTACCGTATGACATCGGCGGTTGGCGGACGATCTCCACAACGCCCGCCAACGTCTTGCCAGAACCGATACCGCCAACAAACGCCCTAATCCGCCGGTCCGATTCCCAAAACTTCTGTTGGGCCGGTAAGGGCTTGTCGATTCGTGTTGTCAGGACTGCCAATGATGACCTCGAATGTGTCGAACGTTTGATCTACCGTTTGCTTGTCAGACTGTCCTAGGTATTGCTTGCCGAGCCAGATGAGCATCGTGATGTTGCCGTCCATCGCTTTCTCCCATTGCTTACGACGCAGGGATGCCTTGCCTGCTTCGCGCCACTCGGCAATCTGCGGCCCGTACTTTTTGTCGATGTGGCTTTCAGAGCATCCCACCACCTGCGCTATCTCGGCATGAGTGCATTGGATTCCTGCAAGCTTGCGGATCAGTTCGTGGTCAAGGTCGAGTTTACTCATTGGTTGAGCGAGCAGGTCGGAGTCGCACCGCCCTCTACTGACTGGATGTCAGCCGCAACGCTGTCTTTGCTTTGCTCGCGTGGTTTTCCTCTGTACATTCCTGCGCCACGTCTGGCGATCTCGGAGAATGGCAATATAGGTACGGTCAGCCTTTCTTTTGCGGTCGGATCAAGAAAGTAAATGTATCGCAACTGGAAGCCGGGGAGAATCTTGCCGTTGGTTGCGGCCCGGTATGCTTCGAGATTATATTTCCCGCCGGTGATTTCATAATACGATCGGCCGCCAAGCTCTTCGCGTTTCGACGTAGGGTTGCTTTCTAATGTCATTTTGTGAATTACCTCACCATCCCCCCGCATAACCAAGTTCATGCTTTGGTTTATTCCTGTCAAAACGAAACCGCTTGCCCGATAAATAGTGCCGTCCCCGCATTGCGTTCCATCGGCAAATGATACGCACCATTTAATATGTGGGTACTGCTTCCGCATCCATCGGAACGCAAAACCTAATGCCCTTGATTCCCCGTTACGTGGAAGCCAATCGGCAAAGGCCATGCGGTTTAATTCGATAAACTCATTCCAAAACGTTCCACGAACCATCCCTAACATTTTCCTTTTATCCAACGACGGCCCAAACTGCATTGCTCCGCCACATTTGCCATCAAGAAACACGCCGAGATGCAACTGCGAATTTTGAACGGTCTTTCCACTGTAATGCAGTGACTGAATTATGCGGTTTGCATCCCTCCCAGATATGGGCTTAACAATCAATTGCTTGGCGTCACCCATTGAACGCCTCGCATATTGCCGCAAGCGCGTTGCCGTTGCTGTTTTCGTTTACGTCCGACTTGCCGCCTCCAACGTCCTTCGCTTTTTTAATTGCCGCTTCGACTGCTTCGTACTGTGTGTCGTGCAATGTGAAGGTCATTTGTCGGAACGGTTCTCGATCGCCAACCGGAAGTTCTGGCGCGTCGACAACATCGACACCATAGCCCATTAGCTTAGACAATTCGTCTGCATTGAACCCCAAAATTGCGACGTTAAAATCGCAGGCGTGAAAGTCTGACAATTCTATTGTTAGCAGTTCCTCATCCCAGCCCGCATTCAACGCCAGCTTGTTATCCGCTATCACGTATGCCCTCCGCTGTGTCTCGCTAAGGTAACCAAGACGGATGCACGGGACGTCGGCAAGTTGCAGATGCTGAGCGGCCAGCACGCGGCCGTGCCCTGCAATGATCGTGCCCTCGTCGTCAATCAGTACGGGGTTGGTAAATCCAAACTCCCGTATCGACGCGGCAATCTGCTTTACTTGCTCCGGTGAGTGCGTCCGGCTGTTACGTGCGTAGGGCGTCAGCTTATCCAGCGCGACGTACTCGATCACTCTTTTGTCGGTTTTTCCCGACGTTTGTGCGTTTTTCATAGGTTAACTTCCCCCTCACTGCTATTCTTTGGCCGTTTCCCTGCCCGTGGTGGCGTTTTTATCTGCTCAGGCAGGGGTAACATACCCCTAGGGTGTAAAAGTGCCTGTAATGCTGTTTCTGACGGCCCTACGATTTCGACGTTGGCGTAGTAGGGTATGAGTTCCACGAATGTAACGAAATCCGGGTCCGTGTCCATCAGCTCCCGAACGCGACCAGCGCCGTAGCTGATCGTCGAGCGGTCCTGATCGAAGTACGACGCGATGAGTTCAAAGGGCAGCTTCCACCGGTCCCGGAGAATCCACCACGTCAGCTGTTGCGCGTACACCAGATCGGCGTCCTTCGTCCCCGTCTGCCGAAAGCGCGTGCGTTCCACGTGAAACAGATCGGCCATGGCGTCTATGAGGATGTCTATCCTCGTGCCCGGCACCTCATCGCCTGCCCACGGGCGCACTCGGAACTCCAGGCGCTTGTACGGGTTTCGGTATGCTCCCCACATCGTGCGCAATCCGCTTGTCGAAAGCAGCGGCGCGGTAATGCGCGGGGCGGGTTCGGCTACATGCGTCGGTTTCTTAGTTCTGGGCATATGCGTCGTCCTTTGGGTTCGGGGCGGTCTTGCCTTGTGCGAGCATAGCGCTTGCCTCGCTACGGTACTGGTCCAGCAGAGGGTCTGATAACTTGATTCCCCACTCCGGCTCTTTGACGGTTAGCACGTAAAGCGCCCACGCCTTGAATTCTTGCTCTGACATCGTTGGCTTCTGCGGCTGTGGGGCCTGTTCTTGCCGCGGTTCAAACCGGGCGCCGTCAACACGGGCGTTCCGCTTAGTCAGCGTCGCGTTGTACTGATCCTCGGTGGGAACGAAGTCCGAAAGTTCCAAAGTCGGGTCCGTGCCTTTGAACGTCCAATCACCGTACTTGATCCACAGTTCCGCCCTCTGCGCTTGGTTCGGGTCGTAGCCCATCGCCTGAAGTTCGAGGTAGAAGTAATCCGCCCTCTGCTGATCGATTTTGACCTTCCGGGCCAGTTGCAAGTGCGCCAGCATTTCCTTCAACCAAAAGAACATTACGTTCCCTTCGTCGGTCTGGGCGGTCCATGGCGTAAAGCTTCCCGATGCTTTCCTGATAGTCGATCGCCACTTCGCGATCGCCGAGTGTTCGTTTTGCATGCTGTTTCCCTTCGTTGTACTTGGTTTGGTTTCTGATCCAGTTCCGTGCGGCGGCTCTCCAGTCCCTCATTGCGTTGCGTCCGACCCTCCAGCCGTTGGCCGTGTAGTAATCCCAAAAACGGGCGGCCTCGTTCGGTGTCGATCCGAGTTCGACGAAGAGCGCCAGAACTTCGTCCTGCGATTGCGGGCGCGGCGTGCGCGAAAGCGCGCGCGTATCCTCTTCCGAGTTATTGTATCCTTCTTCTTCTTCTTTCTTCTTTCTTTCTTTCTTATGATGTTGCCCGGATTGTGCCCGGATTGTGCCCGGATTGTGCCCCTCCGAAAATTGGGGACCTGCTAACTCGTTGGATTCTATCAATTTAAGGTGTGTCCAACCTGTGCCCTTTTTCGACAGAATAATTCCCGATTCGTGCGCGTGCTTTAGAAAGGTTCTGACGTGCTTTTCAGACGTTCCGGAACGCTCTGCAAGCGAGCGAATCGAGGTTATCATTTCGCCTGCTTCGACGCTCACAAGCTCACCACCGAGCACGATCTGCGACGGTCGGAAGTTGACACCCCAAACGATCGTCATGTACACGGCGATGTACTCCGGCTTGCGGGCAATCCATGTATCGCGAATTGATCTATCCACTTTTACCCACCCCTCAGTCATGGCAGCAAATAGGCATCCCCACCCCCTGATCTTCTGCTACGGTGCGACATAATACACCGCCCGCGGCCTCTCGATCGCGGGGAACTTCAGGGAATGGGGATGCTGGGTTTCGGTTCATGTTACGTCATTGATTTAAGCATTGCAAACATACGGCCGGGTTTCGACCTGATTTTGGCGTTTTGGACGGGGCAGTTACCTCTTCCTTACCCAAACCTGAGCGTTGACTTCCAAGATGTCCAGTTCGTCCTGATGTGTGGCGAGGAACCACACGATCGCCGGGTAAGGGTCGTGCTTCGGTCCCTTGCCGGAGCGCCATGTGTAGTCGTCGAACGCCATGATGCCGCCAGGCTTCAGAACCTCCCAGCCGTTGACTGCGTCGGAATGCACTTGTTCGGCGGTATGGTCGCCGTCGATGTACACGAAGTCGTAGGTTCCTTTACGGTCGTATATGGCAGGGAAAAAGAAATCGTCCGACGTCATGTGATGCACGGTCACGCGCTTACGATACGGCTTCACGCGTGCCTTGTAAGCCCTCGCAACCGCCCGCCAATCCATTTGATTGTGTGCGGCCTCGTCTGATCCCTCCCAGGTGTCCACGTCGTCCACAAGTGCCTTTTCGCCGATGCTCTGACATATCCACTCGGTAGCGTGCCCGACGAAGGCCCCAATCTGCAACGCGCGGAACTCGCGGCCTCTGTACTCGGATAGGAACCGTTCAAAGTTTGCGCGCGCGGTCAGGCCGAACCAGTTTGGAAAGTTGTCGGTCATGCGTGCCCCCAGACTACGTTGTCGTCCTCAGCTGATGGCGTGTTCGGCTTAGCCCTGTGCTCACGCCTCTCCTCCCACTCGCCCGTATCGATGCACGGCAGAACTTCGATTTTAGCTTCAGGGGAGATGCATCCTACATCTATCGCGCGGCTCTCGGCGTCGCTAATGTAGTCAGAGACATAGTACACGTTGTTATTAACCCGCACCATCCAGCCGGTTGGCGGCCGCTCTGGCAGTGCCTCACGCAGGGCCATCAATGCGTCGTGCATGTTGTTGCCCGATGCAACATCATAGTCGCCCGTCATATCGTGGATGCTGATGTGCTCCATCACTTCGTCGAGTCGCTCGTGTATCGCAATGATTTCGTGTGGCGTCATGGCATCACCTCCACACCTAGCCCCGCGAAGACATCGGCCATCTGTGAGCTTAAAATCTTCGCCCCCTTGAGGTTCGCCCCGCGCAGGTTCACCCCGTGAAGGTTCGCCCCGCTCAAGCTCGCCCCTTCTAGGTTCGCCCCGTACAGGTCTGCCCCGCTCAGGTTCGCCTCGTTTAGGTTCGCCCCGTACAGGTTCGCCCAGCTTAGGTTCGCCCTGCTCAATGTTTCGGCGTCCACGGTGTGCAGGATAGCGCCGGTAGTCTGATGTTTGATTTCAATCATGCTTTTTCCTTTCGTGTGTGTTTTCTGATTGTAAACAGTATTGCGACAATCCCCAGAGCCTGCACGGTCTGTGCTAGGACTTCGACAAGAATGACGAGTTCAAGGGTGCTCATGGCATCGCCTCGTTGTAGATGTCGCAGATGCGTTGTGCGGCGTCTTTCTTATCCCAGTCCATCATAAGCATGCACAGCCTCCACTTGCCGTCGGTTAGCACCCAGTAAGCGCCGTCAGCGTTCCACTCCACCGTCCACCTCTTCGGCTTGACGTATGGGGCGGGCTTGGGGATGGGTTGCCAAGGCTCGCCTAATTTTATGCCGTCGTATGCCCATGCGCAGGGCTTTCCTTTGTGCCACTTGAGCACTGTGTAGCCGATGGCTTCATCAAACGTCGGCAGTCGGTCTGTTATCCATTCACTCATGCCACCCTCCCTTCTGCCTTGTCGATAATGCGATCGGCGAGTTCTGCCAACCACGCTTCGTCCTCGCGGCCCGATTCTTTGGCCTTACGAAACTGCTTGATAAAGTCCAGCATCTCAGGGGCGGCGGCGAAAAGCTTAAACATCGCTACCGTTTCGGGGTCGTCATTCACTGATGCGATTACGTTCCGGCTGCCGCTTCGGATGTATAACTTACAAGGTCTCGTCTCGTCTGTTTCGCGTACCACCCGGAGATCGGCATACGTTTCCGTACTCATGGCTTCCGTCCTTTCTCGGAGTAGTAAGCGCGGCAAAGTTCGTGGTACGCGTTCAGTTGCGCCTTGGCTTGCTCGCGTTCATTCCACGTCGCATAGTAGGCTGTGCGCTGATATGGTCGGCGGTCCTTTTTGGTGCCGCGCGTCGTGTGGTCGTCTACGCTCACACCGAAGGGCTTCAAACCCGTCGTTGGCTTGTCCTGCAAGATCAAACCGCGCTTGTGCAGGTTGTAGCCGCCCGTGCATTCATACAGCGCGATAATGGCAAGGGGGACCGTCTGCTTTGCAGAATCGAATAGGTCGCGCGGCAACTCTCCGCTCTGCACGCGATCGCCCAAAACACCCAAGCGCTTATGCGGTCCCATGCGCCCACGTGACGAACGTCTGCGAGTTGCACGCGGGCCGCTTTCCACAATCTCAATAAGCGGTTTCCGGTTGCAGTCGATCTCTGCAAGGTCTGCGGAGAGCTTTGCAACTGCGGACTGCAATTCGGCTATCTGCGATTCGTGAAACTTCCGCGTCGCCTCTTCGCGGCCTTCGATCTGTGCAATGCGTAGACCGTACTTTGTCACCGCCTCGTGGTACACGTCCTGCTGCCTTCGCAGGTCCGCGATTTGCGACGTAAACGACTCGCGTAGGCTCTCGACGCGCTCGTGACTAACTCCAAAGATCCCCATGTTCATACTCTCCCAATGATTGTGTTGATTAGCGCAATCGCATCCTCGCGTGTGCGCACTGTAAAATAGTTGCCTTTCCATGTCGACTGAAATGCCAGCTGATCCGGCGTATGCTTTGCCGTCCGTGTGCTTTTGATTTCGACTAGCAACGTCCGCCCTGCATAGCCAACGACCAAATCGGGGAAGCCCTTTCCGACCGCTGACGTGATCGCTACCGATGCTCCGAGCTGCCGAAACGTGTTGACAATCTCGGTTTGGTTCGTGTCGATCTTGCGTGCGTACCTCATGACAACGGGCACCGGGCGAGTTCGCCGTACACGTTCGTATATGAAGCTTTCATCTGATCTTGCCCTTTGGCGAACCGCTCTAAGGCGTACCGCAGGGGCACCGTAGCGGCGTGAACGGCTTTGCGGTGCCGTTCCTGTTCCGCTTTGCGCTGCATCTCTTCACGTATGCGTACTTGTGCGGCCCGTGCCTCGGTGTCTTCGATCATCATATCCAGTATCACGCGCGACTTTGCCAGTTGACGGGCTGCTCTTCGTGCCGATGCGCTCATCGTCTTTGCTTCGGCCCGCGCCCAGTTGTACGACGCCATGTACACGGCGCGCGTCTGACCGGAACCCACTTCAACGGGGAAAGACTTTTGCCGGACGTCATCGCCGAACCTAACGACTGCCAGATATGCGCGCGTGATAATGCCCTGACGAATGGCCTTGATCTCGATTTCGGGTTCGTTACTGCCGAGCAACATACTTGCCTCCCTTCCAAACCAACGCGAGGGCATTACTGCGAGCCGCTAGGGTGCCCTTCGTGGCGTCTGCAATGCGCGTAGGGGCCTTTTTCAGCTGCTTCACTATCTCGGTAAGGGTCTCGGCATCGTCGGCGCTCTCGATGGTGTCCAGCCACGTCTGCACGGTGTCGGCTTCGCTGTCGGTGAGCGGGGCTGTGATGGCTTCACGTGGCACCTCTGTCGCTTCGACCTGATGCGCAGGTATAGATTCGGTTTCGGTTTCGTCCATCATGCCCAGACCGCAGACCGAAAGCACGGCGCGCCGCTTTGCTTTGGTGATCGCCTTTAGCATCGCGTTTGCCGCGGCGTCACCCTGGAGGCCATTGATCGGCACGGCTCCGACATCCTCCGACGATGAGCCGTCCGGCTTGGTTGCGCGCACGGTCACGACGTACAGACCGCCCAATACCTCACGGTTTACGATCTCCACTTTGAGCCGGTTCACGGCCGTAAGCTGAGCGGTCGCCGCCTTGTTCGCGTACAGAACGAGTTTGCCCTGCAACGTGATCATGTCGAACGGCTTTGTGTACGGGTCCAAACCGACGCGCTCGCAAACCAGCTTGTAGTATTCCACGCGCTGCGGCTCGGTGAGCTTCGATAGGTCCGAGTTCAGTACCAGCGACGTAAACATCGACGCGGCCTGCGTTGTGTCCATGGTCGTAGTGATCGCCTGTTGCGTTGTTGAAAGTGCGGTGCTCATGGAACCACCTCGATTTCAGACACGAATACGTTGCTTTTTGCTGATTGCACGTGTTCGGCCAATGAATCGGCCTTGCTTTCAATCCATGCCGCAATCTCGCTTGCGACGCGGACGTCGTGAACCTCTCGGATAATCTGCGCGGCGGTATCGATCTGCCGGAGCTTGTAAAGGATCATGGCTTGTTCGGCGTTCATTTCACCTCCAAACGTGAACGTGTGATAAGGGCGCAACCTTCGTCGGCCTTGCTTTCAATCCATGCCGCAATCTCGCTTGCGACGCGGACGTCGTGAACCTCTCGGATAATCTGCGCGGCGGTATCAATCTGCCGCAGCTTGTATAGGATCATGGCTTGTTCGGTGTTCATTTTACCTCTAGACGGTTACGTGTGATAAGCGCGCACCCTTCGACGGGGACGCCGTTTTTGAGAGCGTCAGCAATGGCCTTCTTATCGATCGTCTCTTTCTCGACAACCTTCACGACGCGGTAATCTGCCGGGATGAGCGACTCATCGCGGACCTCCACGGCGGGCGGGTTCTTCCGGAGCTTCAAGGTCCAAAGGTCGGTCACGATCTCCGTGATTTCGGAATGCTGCATGTAGTGCATAATCGCGCTCTGCAACCGTTCGGCCCGGCGCTTTCGCATGTCGCGTAACGTCTGCAACCTCTCGATTTCGTGGTCGATACCAACGACCGACATTTGCAGATCGGTGGCCCGCTCCATGAGCGCCACGGCATAGGCTTTGAAATCGTCGTACGATTCCTGCAACGCGAGTTCGCAATAGGCGATTACTTCCGGCTCGTCGGTGTGCATCATGGCGTCGATGAGCGCCATAACCCGATAGGCTGACGATGTGCGCTCTTTGATCGGTTCGGCGTGTTCGGTGAATACGAGCGGTTCGGCGGCTCTAGTTTCCATCGGCGCCCCCGTCGGCTATGGTCTTCAAAATGCAGTACCGAATCATTGACGATACTGACCGGTCGGCGGCCTGCGCGCTCTCCAGAAGTTGCGCGTACAGATGCTCGGTCATGGTCACGGCAACGTATCGCGAGTTCTTGCGACGTGCCTTTGGTTTCGGCGTCAACGCGGACGCCGGCGGTAGTTGGGTCATAGGACCTCTCCTTGTTGGTGATTCGGCGCGCTAACGTAGCACGCCATGAAATGTAACTGTCGGCTGAATGATGGGGTCCGGCGTGGATGCCAGGCCATAGGCGGCCACGATGACGAAGAGGGCGATCGCGATTGCTGCAACGGCGATGCCGCCGGCCTGACGTTCGGCGTCTGGGTTCTTCCCAATGACAGCCGGAGCGATACGAACGAACAACTTGCCGCGCTCATCACGGCGCGCGCTGATCTCAAGACCTATGAACATTAACGCCTCCGTTGGTAGGGTCGATGCAAGTCCAGCACCAACCGCTCGTAGTGATCGCTTTTTTGCCCGTGGCGATCATGCCGGCTATCATCTGGGTTGCTACCTCTATGCCGTACAACTCGCACAATTCGGTCTCTGCATCGGCAACGTCCATTTTCCAAAACAGGCTAACTTCCCTATCCCATCGCCATTTCCAAACCTGCAACGTCCCCGCGGCGTATTGCGCCCGGCGCATGGCCTCCGGAATGGTTGCGCCCGTCCCTGTGAACGTGCCGTCGGCGGTCGTGGTTGTGGCTGTGTGTTTCATCTGTCTACTCCCGTGTGTGTGTGAAAAAAGTCGCGCGTTGTGCAGACGCGCCCCTGCGGACGGTGTTAGGATGCGACCTCGATGATCTCCATGTCCTCTGCAGGGTATCCGCATACATCGACCAGCGACTGCATCGCGGCTTGGGCCTCTGCTAGGCTATCGAATGAGCCGCTCGGCTCGTCGTATGATCCCCGTGCGGTGCGCGTGCGGATGATGAAATGTGCCATGTCTGTGCTCCCGTGTGTGTGTGTGTGAATTAATGACTCACAAATATAAGAGCATTTCAAACAATGTCAACACAAAAAACGTAAAAAGAGAAAATATTTTTTCACCCATAAAAAACCCCATCCGGTCACACATACCAGACGGGGCCACACTTCATAGAGGGGAGTACTCTACGCCATGCAATATACGATTTTTACGGCAGCACCGTAGCGATCTCTGTGAACACCCGTACCCGCGCTTCGGCGCCCGATGCGTAGCTGATGGTGCTTGCGTCGTTTGACACGAATGCGAGTAGAAGGTTCTGCGCAGTGGCGGCCGTGGTCTGACGTATGTAACGGTTCGGGTTGATCGTCGCCGTCCATACCTCGTCCCTAGTGCGTTTGTAGTCGGCCGCTGCGATCTCGAATTGCGCGATGAGATACGCGAGGTCTGGATTGAATGCCGCGCCGCCCGCAGGCGATACCGTAGCCCCTGCGCCGAACATGTACACGATCAGCGGATGCTTCTTGATGTTCGCACTCGACGATGCAGTCTCTTCGAAATCGATTTGCCGGACGATAGCGTGCTGATTGGTTGCGGTCATGTTCCGCACGGTGACCAGCCCCGCCAGGATAGGCCAGTAGCGCGATAGGTTCGACGTTAGCAGTGAAACTCCGACGTCCTGCCAGCCGTTGGTGGCGGGGTCGGTGAGGATGTTCGCCGCTATCGGCGTGTTTGGTAGGCAGGACATTGTAAACCTTTTTAGATTGTGTTGTCGAAGATGTTTCCTCTGATGGCCGCGTTCTCCGTCTCGGGGCTGCATCGCACACGCGCGCCGTTGACATACGCATAGTACTGCGATTCGGTTGCCTGACCTGATGACGACCCCGAACCACGGCGAAGCATAATCGCCACACGCACACGATCGCCCGTAGCCAGTGGCACAAGCGCCGTGCCTTGCAGGATGATCTCGTCGAGGTGCGACTTGTCTGTGTAGTGGGCGTTCATCATGTCGATGTACCGATACACAGCGTTGTTCTTCAAAATCGCCAGCCGCGCCTCTTCGACGCCGCCTGAGGTGCCGATGCGCAGACCAACGAAAGCGGATACTAGCCACACGCCCGCGTTATCCGCAGTGGCGTAAAACGACCATTGATTCGCTACGTTCTCGGTGCTGATGGATCGCACGACTTCGTTGGGCAATTTTATTACGTTCGTAGCCCCGTTGGGGTTCGCGTCGGCAGCCCAATCGAAAAGGGTGTCGGTTCCGCTATCCCACTCGAAAGCGTAATGCCAGTCCGATGCGTGATGCTTCGCCCTGCGTTCGGCGTTGGCCATTGCGGCCATGGTGGCGCGTGTGGTTTCTTCGGCAGCTCTGACATTGATGGTGATATTGGAGCCGAACCGGTACTGATTCGTCACGAAGGTTTGATATGTGACGTTGCCCGTTGCGCCGTCACCACCTACGACGGTTGCACCTTCGCGGCGGTTCTCAAAGGCCAGCGAAGCGGGCGCAACTTTAGAGCGTCTGATAGGGTCGTTGATTGGCATTTATGCTACGTTCCCCGTTGCGGCCATGAGAAAATATCGCGTCGTAACTTCGCCCGTCATCCAATTATGAGTTGATGACGTCAGAATCGCCCGCCCCCACGGCAGCCGAGTAAGCAGCGCAGAAAAGTCCGACGCGCCACCCGTACCGCCGTCGTTGTTGAATGACAGATCATGCACGGCTCCGACGTTGTGCGGCATGACGGCCGTAGTTCGCAGGGCAGACCACGACGTTTCTACGCTTGCGTTATCGGGATGCGCGAACGTATGACGGTAAAGCTTGGCAAGCGCAACGGCCATAGTTGCAGACGTCTGTATGGCGTTGAGTTGGATGCGATAGTTGCCCTCGTTATCATCGTTCACTACCGGCTCACTTCCCGCCGTTGTGGTTGCTTCGACATAACCGCCAACGACGTCCGGAAGGTATTTGTAGCGCGTGTTCTCATGCACCAAAACCAGGGTCGTCTGTCCCGATTCGGGACGCTTGAAATACAACTGATTTGTCTGGACCATCGGTCCGCGTCTGCCGTCCGGCATGTCTTCTTCCGGCAGAAACACGGGCGCGTTGTGGACGATCGGCTCGACATTGATTGATCGCGATCCACGCGAACCGGTCTGCAGATACGCAATTTGTTTAGCGTCTTCCTGGAACTCCGACTCCCAGCGAATTTCAACTTTGCCGATGTTGCTTTCGCCGCGCCGTGTCGATGGCCTTTCGGTCATGCGAAGCGCTCCGACTTGAGCATCGTAAGCCGTTGCGTGGTTGTCGCCGGCATTGGGCGAACCGATACGCCGCGGCCGCCATGTGATCGTAAACGCCGGGCTTCCGAGTATCTCCGAAACCTCTATGCCGTACGACATCTTCACGCCGAACGCTTCGCATAGGTCTCGCATCACGTCGTATGCCGTCGTGTCGGTCCGCGCCCATGAGTACTTGTCGGAGGAGCTTAGTAGCCCACCTTCTGCGCCGCCGCCCGAGCTTATCCGCGTCATCACCGCAACCTCGGTTGCAGACAGCGCCGCGCCCGCCGTACGTGGCAGTGATTCGTACGTCGATCGGTACAGCGTGATTGCAGAGTCTGCGATTTTCACCAGTTGAGCGTTGTTCGTGAATGCGTTGAACGCGGTCACGCCCCGCAGGTAATGTTCCGACAAAACCGCACCGACGTTTGCAGCGTACTTTTCCAGAAGGTCGGACAAAAACGAATGCCCGCGTCGGTAGGCGCCGAAAAGGTCGTGGAACTGATTGCGTCCGCGCTCGTTGGTGCTGAGCGTTTGGAAGACCTTATGGTACGTTCCGTATACGGTCGGCTGCGTTCCGAGCGTGAGCCAAAAATACGCGGCGTCTACGCTCTTCATGGCGTGATACACGACATCCACGAGTTCGATTTCGTAGCTGTAAATGTCCCCTGCTTCCGGCACGGCGTCGAAGCCTTCGATGACGTCTTCACATCCGACGAACTCTGTCGTCCACGTTACGCCGCCCGTACCACGGTCGGAGTACAGCACGAACACATTGCGATCGGGGACCGGTGGCGGCGGCAATGTGGGGTCCTGCCCTTCTTGCAATGCCTGGCTCATCCCCACCGGAAGGTAGTTGAGAGCCAGTTTCAATTTCAGCGTCTGCGGTTCGATCATACCGAACGGCAGCGTGTCGAACTCCGCCGTATGGTCACCGATTTCAAGGAGTGCCACGCCGTCAACCATCGTTGCGGCGTCAGCAAGCGATCCATCCCACGGGATGTAGTCCAGCCGGATACGCCAGCCCGTAGGCAGTGTTCTTTCGATGCGGTAGCGTGCCATTATGACCGGTATTTGTGGGCGAACACCGCCGCGAGTGTGCGGTTGCCCTGTTGAACATTCAATGACTCATCCCATGACCGCAACGTGACCGGATAGGCCGTGCCCGCAGTTGACGGCCACGTACGCGAGCCACCTTCTATCCTGATGTACAAATGCTTTTGCCCCGTCGCAACTCCGGCGATCGTCACAAGGTCGTCGATGTCTTGCAGGTCAGCGGCCGAGGTTGCGGCGTAGCTGAACGGAAAGCTTTGGATGTTGAACGTTCCGCGCCGTGTGACGTATGAAACCGCCTCGCCGCCAACGTCCGTGATCTCTTCGGCGTTCACTTCCGGCTTGGCTTCGGGTTTGACGATGTAGTACGTTGCAGAGGTCGCAGACGTTAGCGCCGTGATTGCACATGTCCGCATACCGTACGCATCCGGCGTTGTGCCGGGCGTTGTGTTGACGGCAGAACCGTACACGGTCACCTTCCAATTCGATTTTGCGCTCATCGCATTCTCCTTGCAAGCATTCGTGAACGGTCACGTTCATAAAGATAGGTATCTAGTCCGACGTTCACACCGACTTGCGTTTGCGATTGCAGCCCGTTCGGCATGGAGTCCAGACGCTGACGTATCGCATTCAATGACGCCCGCATCTGTTGGAGTTCAGTTATCGGCGTAGCGCCCGTGAACGTGTCCAGCGCGCCGCCCTTGTTGAGATGTTCGGCAAGCGCCCGATGCTTTTTCGTTGCCTTGGCATTGAGTACATACTCTTGTCCGTGGACAACACCCGCAACCGCGTTTGCTGGCATGTCTCCGGTATAACCGCCCGTGTCGAACGATCCGATGGCAGCCGATACGAGGGCTTTGAGCGTTGCAACCGCTGCCGTACCTGCAATGATCCCGAAAGGCCCCGGAATGATTGACGCGAAGCCACCAATGATAGTTGGAGCGTAGAGATTCAAAAGAGATTGCACGGTTGAAGCGACGATAGACTTCAGAGCGTCGCCCGCCGTCTGCGATCCCGCCAACAGTCCGGCAAATGCCGCACCCGCCGCGGTCCCGATTTGTGCGAGCGCTTGTTCCTGAGTATCCGCGGCGTCTTGTGCGGTCTTTTTCTCTTTGTCTTTGAGTTCCGCGGTCTGCTGTTCAGCCTTTGCAACGATGGCCGCGCGCGCCTCTTCGTAGAGCTTCTCAGATTCAAAGTTCGCCAACCGCAGCGCGTCGAGTTCGGAGTTCTTCCGGCGTTCGACTTCCACGATTTGCGCGGCTATGTCTTCCTGTGCCTTGCGGAGTTCCTGAAGGCGCGCTATCGAATCATTGGCCGCCGCGAGTTGCTGATCAGCGATGGTCTGAAATACCGAACCAATGAGCGCCGCCGTCGCGCCCGCCTGCTGTTCTTTGGCCTTTTCCAGTTCCGCAAACTTCGCCGCGGCTTCTTGGTACGATACCTCGCCGGCCTTGACTGATTCGATCAGCTTGTTTTGCTCATCATTCAATTCACGCGTCGCCCTGCTGGCCTCTGCAAACGGCGTTACAAAGTCCGCATCCAACAACGCTTGGTTTATGCCCTTGATTGAATCGGCGAACGTGTCCGCCCCGATGCCGTCCAATGCCGCGCGGACCTTGACAGATACATCATTCGTGGTCTTCACGATGTCCGCCGCGGCCTTGTCGTAGGCGTCGCGTATCTGCAACGCAAACGGGTTTGCCGTATCGCCCGGCAACGTTAGAAGCTCCGACGTGATCGTCTGCCGTAGTTCTGCAACGCGCTTTTTCGCGTCGTCGGTGCTGATGATGCCGGCGAGCAAATCGCGATTGATACGTTCCGCACCGGCAACGAACGCGGGTGTCGATTCGACGATCGCGTCAACGGCATCGGATAGGGTGCGTTCGGTGATGGCCCGTTGCGCTGTAACGATCTGATCGGCAAGCGCCACGTTACCAGCCTCGAAACGAGCCTGCAACTTGGCGAGCGCTGACTCTGCAAGTTTGGCCTGAATGTCGGCTACCTTCTTTTCTGCTTCGGCTGCCAACTTCAGACGGTCGGCCGCGGCCTTGCCTTCGATCTCACGTATACGCCGCGCGTTGTCAGCCCGCAGGATTTCGATACGCTTGTTTATGACCGCCTCTTCCGCGGTCCGCAGTTTGCCCTTTGACGTAAGCGCCTTGCGTTCGACTTCCAACGCTTGCAGAGCGTACTTTTCTTCGATGGCAAGACGTGCCTTTGCGCGCTCCTCTTCCGTGCCGAGCGTGTCGGCTTTGAGTAGTTCGGCTTGCTTGGCTTGTTCGGTCGTGAGGTCCTTCAAAGCGTCCTGCGCTTTCTTCAGAGCTTCGGCGTACTTCTTCGCGGCTTCCGCATCGGGCGGTGGGGCTTTCTTGATTTCCTCATTCAGAGCCTTTTGCGCGTCCGCTTGCTCCCCAGTTGCCTTTGCCGCCCCTTCCGTAGACTTCTTTACTTCGTCGGCTGCCTCTGCATTGCCCAGCAAAGCGTCTTTGATCTTGCCAAGGTCAAACGATGCGATCGCCGATATGAGGTTTGATATGTACGTCACCGCCTGCGCTGCGACGTCAACAATCGCCGCGATCGCGCCGACGGTCAACTCAATAATCGGGACTAGCTTATCGAGTGCGAACGCCAGCAAACCAACGGCAAGGTTCAACGCCAGCATGATAGCCCGGTTGTTTACAATCGCAACAATCAGCTTCCCTAGCGTCGTGGCAACCTGCGCAATGATCGGCGTGAGCCGGACGAATAGCCCCGTAATGATCGGCAGTATCGGAGACAGCCCTTTGATGAGTTGCGGCAGGAACTCTCCTAGCGCATCGGCTACGGCCTGTATGACAATGACAAGCGGCTCCAAAGCAACGCCAACGATAGCTTTCAGCGGTTCAATGAGCATCCCCACCAAATCGAGTATCGGCGTTAGCACGGCCGTGAGCAAGTTCGCAAGCGGGCCGGATAGCTTCTGCACAATCTCCACAATCAGACCGCCTATCTTTTCAAGGATGGGAGCGAGCGGAGTTAGGACGCTTTCCAGGATGGGGAGTAGCGATTCGATTATCGGCAGCAGGCTTTGAGCGATTGGGGCGAGCGCGTCGAGTAGCTGCGTACCTACCGTTTCAAAGATTTCCCCCAGTTCGTTTTGCAGACGGTTAAGAATCCCGCCCGCGTCGCTTTGCTGCTCCTTGACTGTCTCGAAGCTTTGACCGAGTACCTTGTTTGCTTCGGCCAGCTTTTCCGTAGGCGAAAGATTCGAGCGCAACGTTTCGGCCAGCTGCGGGTACTTCTTAGCAAGCGCATCGATAGCCGCGGCCCCTTCGGGGTCTGCAACGCCGCGCGAAAAAGCCTTTGCGACCTGCTCGCCTTTGACGGCGCCGTCGGTGAACACTTCCAAACCAGCCGACAACTTCGTTAGGTCTTCGGCGCTCTTGCCAGTAAAGCCGCCCAATGACGCAACCGATCCGGCGAGTTCGCGCGTTCGTTCGACGGGCAAACCGAGGTCGTTAGCAAGGTTCTTTGTAGACTTCCTTACCTTTTCGATTTCGGCGTCGACGTCTGCTATTCCCTGTTGAGTGAATGCAACTTCGAGCTTGTCCCCGAAATCGTCCGCAGCCTCGGCGCCCTTGACAAGGTTACTACCGAGCGCCGCGATGCCTTGTGCAGCCGCCCCACCGAGCGCCCCACCTGCAAGCGCTCCGAGCTTTGACACTTTGCCCTCGGCGCCCTTCGTGTCAACGTTGATTTTGACGGGACCGTCTAGCTTGTCTTTCTTACCGAGCGCGCTGTCGAGCTGGTCGTCGTCAACCTTGACAGTTACGGTAGGGTCTTCGCTTTCTAGCTTCTTTGCAAGTCCGAGAGCTTCCGCAACTTTTTTACGAAAGTCCCCGATGTCGAAACCAAGCTTTACCGTGCTTTGCGTTGCCATGTGTTACCTGATGGTGTCGAGAATCAGCGCACAATAATCGCGCGCCTCTTCGTAGGTGATGGAATCGTATTCGATCGCTTCGGCGTCTTTGGCCGTGGCTTTGATGCACTCCAGAGCCAGACGCAAGGCCCCTATGGTCATCGGGATTTCAGAGACCATGCGATGTATGCGGGCTGCTTTCACCGTGTCGGATTTCGCCCACAGCGCGATCGCCTCCTGCGCTTTGTCGTCGCCAGCGGAAAGGGCGTTGATCGCCGTGGCAAAATCGGGGTTTGATTCGATCTCATCCATGAGCATCCGATTGATGCGCGGTGAGATTGAGTCCTGAATGAGCGCCGCGATTTTGGCCGCCCACAATTCAAACGTTGGCGCGTTGCCTGCGGTGAGGGGCTGTGGTGTGATGTTCATTTCTTGTCCTATTGTGGTTTGTAGCGTTTCGGTTTTTTCAGTCTGCGATGTGAAGTCTGTTCGATCATGTGGGCGTGTTGCCCGGCGTGTCCTGTCCACCACGGCCGCTTTTGAGTGACGGCCTTATGCGTCAGCATCCATTCGTAAAACCGCTCGTATGGCATGGCGAGAACGTCAGAGACCGACATCCCCCAAGGTTCGGATAGTTGCATAGCAAGGGCGACGGGCCGCATTCGCTCCGGCAAGATGTCCACGTAATTGTCATCTGTTTCGAGTGTGAACCGATCGTCGGATTCGGTGAACCCGTACCTGTCCATGACAGGCACGGAAGCAATACGCCATTGCGAGGCTCTCCAGACGGCGAAATACACCTCATTTCCACGCCTCGCAAAATCGTGTCAGCCATTCGGCCACCTCCGCGGCCGTCGCTGTCATCCACAGTTCAGAGTTCTCATCGCGTACCAACGTGCCCGTATTGGCCCCGTAAACGCGTTCTACGGCGTCGTAATCCGCACAAGCGATAACTACGCCCCTGCCGAGTTTCAACGTGTCCAGCGTGGCCGGAAACTCGGAAGCGTCATAGTACATCTGACGGGCTACCTCTGGGTTGGCGCTGAAATAGTCCCGCATGGTGCGCTCATGGTCGGCCTTCGCAATGGTGCGGGCGAACTCTTCCGTCAACGGTTCGCGTTCGGAACCGCCCTGCTCACGTACCGCGGCCCTGTCGTGTGCGTCGTTCTCCAGCATGAGCCGGACGTTGCGGTCTAACCAGACCTTCGACGGCATTCCGATTTCGTCGATAAGCTCGGCAAGCAGCGGGTCATGCTGGCGTAGCCGTGCGATCGTCCGCAGGGTCCGCGTTACGCTCCGTTCCTGTGCATGTTTGCGCGCCTCTTCATAGTGCGGCCTGACGACCTGTTCGTTGCCTAGCGTAATCGGAAGCATTGGAATATCTGCAATGGTCATGTCTTGTCCTGTCTTGTCCGTGGTTGCAGAAAACAAAAGGGGCCAGAGCGCCGTGCCGCCGGACAAGGGAACGGCACGACGATAGCCCCATTGGTCACTTATCCGAACACGACCTCACCATAAGGCGCTGTCGTTGCGCCGATGGTCGTGGTTGCGCCTGTCGTTGCAAACAGCGCGTGGACAGCGCTAGGAATCAGCAGGTCCTTTTCGAGCTTCTGCGCGATACAAACCAAGTTCGGCTTCAGGTATGTACCTGAAGAGAAATTGATTGATCCCGAACTCTGCGCGACCTTGAAAAGACCGAAATACGATAGGGTCTTGTTCGCGTCCGCGCCGCCTACGATCTTAGGCCCCTTGAAACCAGCGGCGAGGGTTGTCCCCGTTGCAGCTGACCCGAGACGCGTATCGCCGTCCTCAAAGGGGACGTCTTCCGGCACGACTCCAGTAGAGACGCCGGCGTAGGTTTTGACGAACGTGTGAAAAGCCGAATCCGTTTGGATTTGGTCGAGGGTGAAAGTCGGTACGCCCGCGTCGTCCTTTGCGCCGTCCGTGCTGATCTGCGCTTGGCAGGTGTAGACGGGCGTGGTCGATGTGAGCGTCGTTTGGGTCGTGCCTACGGTGATGGAATAGAACGCTGAATAAGCGCCCCCACCGATCCCGTAGCCTTCAAACTTTGCCATGTTTAGACTCCAGTTGTCTTAGTGATGAAATCTCGCGAACGTACACGTCTTCGTAGTAACGTCGGAGTTCGTGTTTCGGATGATCGCCTAGCCATCTGCCGATCAGAGTGGCGTTGCGCTCCAATTTCCGAATGAGTGCGCCGTCATCCTCCGAGTAGCCGTTGTGGATGACAACCAATGATGTGTCGACGATGCTGTAACCAGCGCCGCGGACCGCATGCGCGATTTGTTCGTGTGCGTAGCCCTCCCAACGAAGGGCCGGCACGTTTCGATAGAGTCGTAATTGTTTGACGCTTGCATATTCGCAGTCGCCTCCGAGCATCTGCGGGTAGCGCGTCATGTGCGCCTGTGCTGCGTAGAACCCACCGACGCCGGCGCCGTGACCATAGGCCGCGTAATTGATGCCGTCGTGTTGCGCGTGTGCGAGCATTTCGTCACAGTCGATCCAAAATATCCACTCGCAAGTGGCCATTGCTTGGCATAGGTTACGCGCCATCGCAAATGAAAACTTGCCAGCAGGGTACTTCCACAGTTGAGAGCGTACCGTACGCTGCGGATGCAATGCAACGTCAACCTCCGTTATCTCGCCTTCGCCCTTGTGCGGCTCGTTAAGCAAGATGCAAACCTGCGCATTGTTTGGCAGGGATGCCATACAGCGGCTGAGCGCCTTCAGGTCTTCCGGCCTTGCGATGATGCAGAACGACACGCCGAACGTATCGCGTTCAACGACGGCCTCCGGCGCCTGTTCGCTCTGTTTTGGTGCGGCCTTGTTTGCCTTCGGCGCGGTGGCCTTGTTCTTGGTTGGTTTCGTTGCCATATTCTTGTCCTGTTACTGGAGGATTGTGATAATGCGAGCCAGCCCAGTAATGCCAACGCGCACCTTGTTTTCTGCCATACTGAAGTCCCCGCTTGCTCCGGTGACGGCAAGCGTTACGAGATGTGTTTGATACCGTCCGTCGGTTGCGGGTTCGGCTTTGTTCGTGTCGAAGTTGTCGATGCGATATTGAATGCGCGACGCGATGCCGGCCATGACGTCAGACGCCACGCCCTTCTTTGATGGGTCCGCAGGGGCCAGCCCGTTGCAGAGGATGTCGAACGGCACTTCTGCCAGCCCATGCCCGCGGCTATTCTCCGAGGCTGTGTCGTAGTTGAGGGAGACGCAATACGGATAGCAGACGATTTTACCGTTGACGAATGCCTCATCGTCAAACGTGCCCGCGACCATGATTTGCGGGTCTTCGCGTAGAATGTCCGCGATGGTCTTGCGAACGAAGGCAAGCGGTGACGTGTTCATTGTCCGGCCCCTTGCAACTCGTCGATGACTTCTGCGATTATGTCGTCGATCAGCTCCGGCAAACCTTCTGCCATATACTTTGCTTTGCCCGGTGCCAGAAATGGACGCGCGGGAATGGTGATGGAATGGGGGCGTGTCACGGGCAACTCACGACCCGTCTTTGCGAAGTATTGCGCGGCCTTAACCTTCGTTACAAATACGGCTTTGCCTTTAACGATTCGGTACGGCGTGCCGCCCGGATGTTGAATCGTGCCGCCGTACTCATGTAGCATGCCGTAGCGCAGGTCTCCAACGCGCTTCCCCTGTTTGACTGACGTCGACGGGTTAAAACCAAACTCCAAGCTGATAATGGTCTTTGAGTCTGCTTCCACCGTTGACACGTTGCCTTTGCCTTTCGGCGTCAGCGCGCGCGTGAGGTTGCCGTAGAGCGTCCGTAGTTGAGTGCCGCGGTTGGGCGGCAAACGGCGGCTGCCGTCTTTGCGTCGCTCCGGCTTGGTGAATATCATTTCGTCGAGGATGTACGCAGACAGCTCCCCCGGCGCGCGTTGCATGGCGCCTTTGACGATTCGCTGGATTGCGCGCTCCAATGATTGCAGACGGCCGGCGATGCTCATATAACGATCCTTCGATACGGCCGCAGACGCGGCTCGATCTTCGCCCGTGCCGATGTGATCGTCTTCGACACCGACACACCGCCGGCGCTGTCGGTGATTGCAGACACGCCGAACCGAGAGCCGCCCGGCGCGAATGCCGATGCGAAATACAACTCGGTAACAAGCTCGTAGGCGCACAACTCTATAACGTTCGGTACGGTTGCGTAGCCTGTCGTTGCAACGATGCGATATTCGGCGGCCGTCCATGTTCCCGTTGTGGCCAGATGTTGCACACCATCAACGGAGACAACCGAGGCCGTCCCCGTGATGGGCGCAAAATCTTCTGTCATGTTCGCGCGCGATGCAACCGATACAAGCGTCATGGGCACGGTTAAACCGAGCCACAAGAGATGGTCGGTTGTGCCGCGTACATAGTACGTGCATTGCTTCGCAACTATCGACTGACCGCAGATGTCCTCGATCTCATTCTCCGCAATGGTGATCCATCGGTCGAACGTTTTGTCGAGACTGTTATCTGATGCCGGGATGTTGAGATAGTCCTGTTTCAGAACGGCGCGCGAGCATATCGGCATGGCTTAGCCCTCGCTCTTTGTGTCGGCCGTGTTGAAAGCTTGGTAGATTTCAACGATGCCCCACACGACGCCCGTGACCAATGCCTCGGTGACGTTGCCCAGGCTGATGCCGAACACGGTAGCCAGCATGAACGCGGCTTTGATGACTCCAGAGATTGTCGTCTTTGGGTCCTGCATAACGACTCCTAAATAGATTTGAAAAATGAACGGCATGAGCCGAATCTTATCCCATAGTGAAAGGCTTGGCGGTTCGGGTTTGAACCCAAAAGGCAAAGCGTCCAGCGGCTTCAGAGCGGCGCGCGTCACGATCTCTTCGACGTGTGACGTTGTGCGCTCTGGCCTATGAATAGGCCGCGGTGGTGTTTTGGTGATGAGCTCATGCACGGCCTATGCCCTGCCTCTCTTCGATGCGAACCAGGCGTTCGATCATGTTCAGAATCTGCCTGCTATGCTCCTTGTCGGCGCGCTGCAGTTCGATGATGGTGTCTGTAGTGCTTTTGAGACTGACGTGCATTTGTATCGTCGTTTCACGCGTCTGCCGCGTCTCTGCGATGAGCGACTTCAGGAAATGGCCGATGACGGCTACCATGCTTGACAGAATCAGACCGATGAGGATTTCAGGTGTCATTGCTTTATGGTGTGATTTCGGATCCGAAGACTTGGTAGGTGATCGCGGCGCCCGTGCCGGAGCGAACGGTGACAACGTCGTTGTTGTCGAGCGTCACGCCACGCGCCACTTCTACCGTCGTGTTTGCAGGCACCGACACGGCGAAGCTGTGATAGTGTTCGTTGGCAATGCTTGCGTTGTTCTTCCGAAACGCGAGTCGATAGGTAGCCGCCGCGCCCGTCAGGTTTGCAATGCTGATGAGCGATATGACCGCGCTCTTTCCAACGGGCACCGTGTAAACATCGGTGTCAGCTGTGCCTGCGGGGCATGACTGCCCGAGAATCTTGTAAGAGTTTACCATGTCATTTCCAATCGCCAGATGTTTTGATGTACGGCTGCGATACCTTCCACGTGCCAGCGACACGGCGCCATGTCCGCGCTGACTTCCACACCCCAGAGAGCCGGACGTGTGCAACCGTTACAAGGGCGCCTTGTGGAGATAGAAGCGTTAGTAGCATTACCGAAGGCTTTCGAGTTTCGTCAGCAGCTCTGCGAGGTTGTTGATTTCGATCTCCAGGCGATCGACCTGCTCAACGTCACCGACGGCATAGGCCGAATCGTGAAGCCGAACGAAATGATTGCGGCGATTTGTAACGAGCGTGATGAGTGTTTCGAGGTCCATGCTAGATCACCATTTGACGGAAGGTTGCTTGTACGCCGTTTGGCACAAGGTAGATATAGTCAATTTCGGTATCACCGTCACGATAGGTTGCGTCGAACATCGTTTCGAGCTGGCCGCTACCAGACTGTGGGAAGAGCAACGTACCCCAGCCGTCCATCGATGACCTAGCGACGTCAAGGCGAAAGCATCGGCCGGTCATTTCCTTGGTGACATAGATGGCGTCTTTGCAATATGCGTAGCGCGTTCCGGCACCAAACGTTTCTGTAGCAGGTGCATACGTCAGCGCTGCCCATGCGTTGAGCGCGATGTCATAGCGATCCAACGAAGCGCCTGAGCCGCGGAATGAGTAGATATAACGCCCGTTCTGGATGGCGTTCTCTGACGTCCAATCCGTAGCCAATACGCTATGCACCCACGTTCCCGAAAGGGCCGTACCCGGAGCGCCTGCACGCGCGACGCCCGGCGCCAACGTTGTCCACGTGTTCCCTGAGATCGAGTACCGATACATCGCAACGGCGGCATTGCCCATCAGATAGATGAAATCGTCGTTGCCTTCGATGCTGTACTGTGACGTTGCATCGGGTTGCGTTGTCCATGCCGCGGACGTGGTGATGACCGTGCCGGTGTTGGACGCCACCGTTCGAATCTGTCCTGCACCCGTGCCTGCCGTGATGCGGATTTGAAAGTTTGTCCATGAATTCGTGGTCCACGCCTTCGCCGAATTCGTCAGCGTACTAGCGCCGCCTGCCGTAGCCGTGCCCGTGGCGAATGCCTTATAGCCAGTATCAATCCATGACGGCGTAGATACCAGTTTCGCATCCGTGCCGAACGTTGCAGGAAGCCCCGTGTTTGCCAGCGTGACCCACGAGTTCGTTGCAAAGTCGTAGCGCTTGAAAGAGCCTGATGCC